CAAACATCACTAGCCGCGGAGATCACGTCAGTTGAAATGGAGATGTCAGACGCGGTTCCGACTCCAGTGGTCAGACCAGGGTCAACGGCCGTCGATGGGCCAGTGTCACGCGTGGTGGTGACAGCCTCGGCAGTCGTGCCAACAAAACCCCAGCTTGCCGTAGCAAGTTCTTTCAGCGACAACACGATGTCAAGCTGGTTAGCGTAGTTGCCCCGTGAGTATTCGTAGGTGTCAGTGCCAGCACTCTCACCGTCGGGGTAAGTGGCTTCAAACGAGTAGGAGCGTTCCAGGTATCGGTTGTCGTCCGCGTTGGCGGAAGTTTCGACATTGCGCAGGAAACGGCCAAACATCACGTGCGTGAGGGTCGAGTTGGCGGCGTCACTGGCGAGGGTAGAACTGACCTTGTCCAAGGTCAACACCCCAGAGGCAATAGACGCGATTCGGGCGTAACCGTAGATGTCAGTTCCCGAGCCCATCCCAAGTTGCACAACACCAGAAGTGCTTGGGCTACCGATGTGGATCATCTGACCAGCGTTAAGGCCGAGCGTGGACCAATCCGAAATGGAACTGGACGTCAGGGTGCCCGTGGTGCCAGACACCACCAAGGCGAGGTCGGAAATCGCGCATTGGACGCCACACACTTCAAGGCGTGCTTTGGTCGGTGGGGTTTCCGCCGTCATGGACGACGCGCCAACCGTGATCGTGGTGCCAGCAGCGGCGAGGTCAGCCGTCAGGACGTGCAACCCGTTGTTACCCGAGAGCAAGTAGCCCGAGGCCCAAACCAGTGTGGCTTCTTGCCCGGTTACCCATTGCACCTTACCAGCTAGCAGAGCCGACGCGGCGTCGATCGTAAACGTGGTGCCGGTGGCGACCGGTGGCGGGATGGTGCCGGTGCCATCTTGAAGGTTGAACTCCAAATTGGCGTATTCAGAGAACACGAAGCCCTCAGCGAAGTCGTCAAACGCCGACATCGTCATGTCACCTTCGAAGTCCGTGACGCTAGTCAACCCGACCACGGCACCCTTGCGACGTCCGCGCTTCGTGGAGATGGGGCGCCGGGCTTTGGTTTCAACGGCGGCTCCGAATGATCCGATGCTGTTTGGTTCAAGTGATTCCCAACCCGTGGTCGCGGCGACCCCAATGGTCGTCTCGATTACATAGCGGAGGGAAACGTTGTTAGTGGAAACGCGTGTCATGGTGTGTTTACTGAAATTATCCGGCCCCTCGTGGGGTCAGGAATGGGGGTTTACTTGGTCTCGTAATAGGTGAACTCGATGTCAACGTTGGTTTGATACCACCCGTCCGAAGGGCCGATCTCTTGAACGCTGGCGCTTGTAAACCTGATGGTGCCAATAGTTGCACCCTCGAAGATAGCTCTGGCCGCGGTGACCAGGGTATCCATCGCCGCCATCCCGGAATCTTGGGGGACAAACACTTGGATGGTCACCAGACCTTGCCGCGAAAACTTGCGGATGCCAACACCCCCAAGGGAATCCTGGCTACCAGTTTGGTGTTGCATCGCCAACCGGACCCACGGGAGGTCGACCGGTGGGGTGTATTTTTCGTTACCAAAAGTGTAGGCCGAGGTGGCGCCCCAACTGGTAACAAAGGATTGGTAGGTCGTCTCCCGGGCTACTGTGATCGTGACCATTACTTCTTGACCTTGGCAGCTGCCGCCACACCTCTGGCAATGGCGGCTTGGATGAAATTGGGGGCCGCTTGGGTGCTGGACCCAGCGTTCAGACGTGCAATGTGTGGGGCGTTGTTGTCGACTGACAACTCGCCTTGGCGGATTCTATACCCACGGAGTTTTCCGCGGCTAGCGTTTTGGGCCGAGAAGTTAACCGAGTCTTTGGACCCAATGACGGCAGTGCCGCCGCCGCCGATGTTGATGACCCAGTTTGAAGCGGCCCACCCGGTTTTACGCGGGGTGCCCCCCTGTGAGGGGGCCGAAGTCAGCGTTGTCAATACGGAACTGGCAAAAGCCACCATCTGGCGTTCTACGACGGCGTTCAGTTCCGCCAAGACCCGTTTGACCTGGATCGATGCCAAACTACTCGCCTTCTAGGCTTTCCGGGGCCTCTTCTTCGCCTTCGAGGTCCTCGGGGTCTTCCGCGTCATCCTCAGATTCCGCGTCCTCTTCTGGGGTATCTTCGACCTCAGAGGAGTCATCTTCGGGGTCAAGGTCCTCGGGGTCCGGGTCGGTAGCCGATTCGGCGTCCAGTTCGATGGTCCAGAGTTGGATGATTTTGTTATCCCACCACTTCTTTAAGCGGTTGGTGCCCAACAGGGCCTTGTGTTCCTCGGTGATCTCCTCGCCCGATTTGACCGTTTTCCCGTCAAAAAGCATTTCACGAGCCCACACCATCTTGGATTGGGGGTCGTATCTTTGCTTCCAGTGTCTGATTCGCATCTGTGTCATGGGTTGTTCCAGTAGTGGTTCGGGCCGGGACGTCGAATAGACGACCGGCCCGAAAATTGGGTTAGCCCGGGTTAACCGGGCTGGGATTACGCAATCGCGGTGGCGAAGAACGAGCCCAAGTCGGCCGAAACCAACTTGTGGTCAAAAGCCAACTGAGCGATCAGTTCGTCACTCGACTTGCGGTCGTCGCGGATCCGGCGCATGTTCATGCCCAGTGCGCCGCCACCCAAAAGACCAACCCACGAGAACGTGTAGCCAGCCGACGCGGTCATCAGACCCGGCGAGGCCGGGGTGTGGACCAGGAGAGCAGACTTGCCGCCAATGAAGCCGAGCACGTCCGTTGCACCTTCGATTGCGCTGTTGTAGATCGCGTCCATGACGAGAATCTCTTCCAACTCGAAGAGAGCCGCGAGGGCTTCCCTCTTGACGAGGGCCGGACCACTGGTCTGGCCTTGGTCCAAGCGACCGACAAGGTCCGGGTGGTCGATCAGCGTGTCGTAAACCTCGCGGCCCAAGACCATCTTGTTAGGACGGAGACCCGTGCGGGCGTGGATACGGCGCTTACCGGCGCGGACGTCTTCGATTGGAGTCGAAGCGGCGTCGTTCCATTGTTTGAACTGGTCGCCGGACGGGGTGCCCGAGACACCAGCGAAGTCTTGCGTCCAAACGCTGGCGCCGAAGTAGGTCGAAGCCCAAAGACGTTCCTTCCGAATCAGACCCTGGTGGGTCAGGAAGTTGGTCATGTCGCTATCGGCCTGGAGCGGCGAATCGTAGTTGGCGCGGATTTCGTCCGCAAGCATCACGGCCAGAGCCCAGATATCAGCACGGTAGGTGTCCGTGCTGTAGTTGAAGTTCGCTACGGCAGGAGCGGCGCCGGGAGCCTTCTTTTCCATCTGGTCGCGGAAGAAAGCGCCGCGTGGGATGGTGAAGTAGGAATCGGTTTGCTTCTGGACCGGGACAACCGGGAAGACCCGGTCGGCCACGAACATATCCGCCGACTGGCGAAATGCGATCGAGATTTCAGTGAGGGGGCGGTCGACGTGGACATCTGCCCGGCCCGGAACATTGTAAGCTGACATTGGTTATTACCTTTGTTTTGTTGGGTGAAGGGAATCAGACGCGGGTTACGCGACCTCGTCGAGCGACTTGTCGACTTGCATTCGGATGATCTCGCCCGCGGCCGAAGCAGCGTCGAGGGCCTTTCCGAGTCGGTATTCACCGACACCGGAAACATGGGTGATTGCTCGGCCCGACGTGTCGGACTGAACCGTAGCGAGCTTCGCCACAGCAGCGCCAGCTTCGACCTTGACAATGGACCCGCCCTTTAGGGCGACCACAGCAAGCTCGTTACCAGCAGTCGTAACGGTTTCGGCGGCGATGCCATCAGCATCTCCACCTGAGGCGGACACCATGTCCATCTGGTCATCAGCAGCACGGACGACGAACCGGTAAACCGTCACCGCCGCGCCTGCTTCAGCGCTGAAAAGCTCAACGTTTTGAGAAGTAGTCATTGTTTGTTCCTATTTAGGAGTTGGGGTGAAGGATTAGGCGCCGTGCGCCGCGTCCAGGTGCTCGTTGTAAAGGGCCTTGCCCTCGTCCGAGTTGAGAGCCTTGTTGTAGGCTTGTGAATCGGTCAGGGTCGGCTCAGCCGCCTTGGCCGCCTTGGCCAGTGCTTCGAGCTTCGCCGTGGGCGAGTTACCCTTGGAAACCGGGGCTCCAGAGGTGCCCACGCGTTGGAACGCCTTGGCAAGATCCGTGTTGAGACCGTCCAAAAGGGCGTTCAACTTGACGCTCTGTTCCGCGTCCATTTTTTCGACGGCTTCGACCAGGAGGACCCTGGTGTCTTCGTCGCCCGGCAGGTTGCTGAGTTCGGCGGCACGCTTCGAAATGCGGACCATCTTACCCATCTTCTCGCTTTCGGCGCGTTCGGCGCGAGCGTCGTCGGCGTCCTTGGCCAACTCAACGATGAGCGGGTCGGCGGACTTGCGGAATTTTCGGCCCTTGCCGTCGGTGTAAACGATCGGGTCAGCATCAGCAGCGTCAACCGCCGCCTTGGTGACCGCGACGCCACGGACTTCGGGGGTGAAAGACAGGAACTGGTCCTGATCGGCTTCGTTCATCTTCGTGAACAAGTCCCGCTCGGCGTTGGTGAGGGTGTTTGCCTTTTCGGCCCGCTCGGCACGCTTCGTGAGAGCTTCAATTTGCTCTGGAGTCATTGGTGTAGGTTCACCCGCTGGTAGGGAAGCCGCCGAGTCTGCGGGGAGAGACTCATTGGAAATGTCACTGTCCGAACGCTTGCGGAGAACCGCCTTTGCGTCTGGCATAGCTGGTTTGTCAACAGCGGAGATCTCATCGAGAACCGCTTTGACCATGATACGGCGCTTGGTTGCCATTATTCTTCGTCCTTGTAGGTGGCGTGACCGCCAATGCTGAAACCGGTTAGGCTACCGTCTTCGAATTTGGCGAGACTTTCAGCACCCGGCGCCATGCCGATGATGAATCCCGTTTGTTCGACTGTGATGTTGAGGGCTTTGGCCACTTCGGTCGTCATCGGGAAGCCGAAAACGACGTCGCCAATGGGTCCGCCCTCGTGCATGGCCTTGGCCACGCGACTGTTGCGCATGAAATCGGTGGAGAAGTCGAGCATCACGTCGTCCGGGATGTGTTCGTGTTGAAGGTCAAAGTGTTGTTCGTCGTTTTTCATGCAAATCACGGCGTAACCGAACACTAGGCCAAGGTCGGAGTCTACCTTTGAGACCTTTACTTCAAAGGACTTGGTCATGCGCTCTTCGCCATTCTTACCAAATGGGTTACCACCCTTGCCTTCTTCCTTGTCGTCTTCAGCTTTGTAGCCGGGCTCGCCCTTCTTCGGCTTCTTCTTTTTGTCGGCAACCGGCAACTCGTCTGCCTTGACAATCACTTGGGCGATGCCATGGGAGTGCCCATCTGCGTCCGCTACCAAGATGTTGCCTTGATCATCTGCTATCCAATCGTGACTGTGACCATTGACGTGGGAGGTGCTGCCGTGATTTTCGTCACGGGTAGAAAACGCGTGGGCGTGCCCATCTGACTGAGTAGTCATCGCGATTCGTTTTTGGGTTTCAGTGGTCATATGGCTCTGTGGGTATTATCTGGTTGGACTACTAAATGCCCAATTATTGAACTATCCGATGGGACACCAAACATCTGCATTCGGCGATTTCTTCGATCGGTGCACGGGAGTCGGTGGGGAATCTGAGTCGAGCGCCCCGGCCAGAAGTAAACGGTTCACGGAACCCGCGTCGCTGTCCATTCATCGACTGGTGGGATACTCGAACCTTGGTATCGCGCCGAGTGTTCCATATTCGTTCAAGATCACTGGGGTTGATAAGGCCCAAATCCACGGCTTGGCCAAACACGGCATCGGCTCCCTCGTGTGTGGAGCGCAAAGCTTCTAAGCCACCTAAGCCCCCAGCTTTTTGACGAACTAAAGCTTTACGGTAGCTATCGCTGAGAGTGGCCACTTGGGCCGCGGTCAGCGGGGTGGATCCACGCAAACGTTGGGCTCGGGGCGATGAGGAGTTTGGATCGCCCACCAACCCCTTGCGGTAGTTATCCAATGCACGGACCTGGGAGCGGTCGAGGCCAATGGAATCGCGGAGTCGCCTAGCGATGCCACGCGGGCCGAGCCCGTCACGAATAGCAGAATTGGCTGCTTCAAGAGCCGCCTGTTGCTGCCGAATTAAGTAGGTGCGCGAGACGCGGTCCGCATTGGAACGCAACGCCTCAACGACGTTCGGTAGTGTTTGATCAAAATCAAACGACGCCGCACCGATAGCCCCACCGATAGAACTAGAAAGGTTCCCAGCAGTAGCCACAAAATTCCTGATCCAAACCGAGCCTACCGAAGGAGTCGATCTCGTGATCAAGTTGATAGCATCTTGAACAGAACCACCAGCGATCAGGGACGCCAAAGCGTCTACACTCGCTTCGTTACGTAGGAGCACTACCAAAGCCGCAAATCGGGAGATCATGTACTTTTCGGAACGGAGGAATTCTTCTTCCATTTGATCGGTAGTGTCTAGTGTTACCATTAACGCTTACGGACAACACAAGTGTAAGTAGCAGCAGCGGGGTCACGGTCAACAGGCCCAACCACCAAATAAATGGTGCTTTCTATCGTAATTCTGTCATTGACAGTGGGGGCAGTGGCCCCACCGTTGATAGTGTCACCAATCAACAGAATCTTCTCTGTTCCGTCACTAATCAGCTGACCCGCACGGTTGCGTAGTTCTTTGGAGTCGATAAACCCCTTACACGCGTATGGGACTTCAGTGGGGTTGGTGCCTCCAGTAAGAGATCCCGGCGTCCGGGTGCCAGGAGTGACCACCGTCAGCGTGGCGTCTAAGACACCGGGACCAATGTTGTCTTTGATCAGCTTGGAGATATTGATTCCAAACAGTTTGTTACCCATCTATTGCCGCCTCCTTCTCTACGGGCTTAACAAACCCGATGTGAAACCCAATGATGTCGTCGTCTCCAACTGTGATCGCCATCGGGTTGATTTTATATGTAGATGTGACGTCGACGATCTTGCCGTCTCCGTCTTGGTGAACGACCTTGAATTTTTCGCCGTTCTCGGTTACGATGATGGCAATCATTACTACGCGAACCCTTCCGAACGATCGCCGTCCAGGTCGGTGAATCCAGTTTCAACACTGGTGCCGTTGACGTATGGCTTTAGAGCCGTGATGTCGTTTGAAGCGTCAAGATAACCAGCGAGATAACCGTTAACTTGAAGGGGCCACCGAGTAGACGACCCGGGGAGTGGGTAGAAGAACTCGACTTTGGCCGAACCAGCGCCCACGCCCTTGACATTTGAAGCTGTAGAATTCTTGTTCAACTGGTCGGCGTCCTTCAAAAGGGCTAACGCAAACTCGAATTGTCCGTGCGCGATGTCGTCCGGCGTGCCATCTGCCACTGCCTCGCCACGTTTGGTGATGCCCGTGCCAGGAAATTGGCTGGCAGAACTGTCGGGCGTGCCGGTCCACTCGTTCTGCTCAATCATGCGGAACGAGGATATTAGAGCCTGTTGCTTGGTTAGTGTGGTAGCCACAGTCCACTCTGCAGCGTCAATGTGCGCAGCAAAATAGGAATCAGCATCCGCCACCGGATCTGAAGTAATGGCGTAAACAGAAAAAGTGTCAGCGCCAATAGTGATTGTAGATACTATGGCCATTGTTGTTAGTCTTCTTCGATTCCCAGGGCAGCAGCAATATCGACGATGTCCGCGTTCATGAAATGGAACACGTGCGCCTGGAACAGTTCGACCATGACCGACAGTTGCTTCGGATCCAGCTCGAACTTGTCACCAGTGCTCTTTCCGAGATGCGCGGCGAGCGACAGTCGTGCGCCCATCTGTCCTACCGTGCAGCCCTTCGTGTTAGCGGCGCTGCTGTTGACAACAACGGCCAAGATTTCGCTTCGGGTGGCGAGCTTGCCACCCTCTTCAATCGGTAGGGATGTGGTTGCGTTTACGATTTCCATTGTGGCTCTCTTCGGGTCGGGTTACTGCGGGGAAGGAAGACGAGGCTCAGCCTCGTCGGGTGAGTTTTCGTAGTAGGTGACCAAGGCTG